GGGAACTTACCGAAAACAACTAGCGGAATTGCTGGTTTCAGTAGGGTGGTGGCCACCGCACATAGAGTTTGACACACGCGATCTTTCCACAGTCATTAGCGTGCTTAATGAGCAAGCGAAAGAAAGGCGGCAAAGGTGACTACGGCATCTATCAAGGTTTATGGCGTAAAGGCCGCATTGAAAGAATTGAACAAGATCAATCCTAAATTGCGCCGCCAATACACAAAGCGCTATAAAGACATTGTAAAGCCAGTAATTCAGCAAGCCAAAGTTGCTTTTCCAAAGAGCGCGCCACTTTCAGGTATGGCAAGATCGCACACACGCTTAGGCGGTTGGGATGGTGGTTTAGTTGCCAAGGGTGTTGTTGCAAAGATTGACACACGCAAAGGCAAAAGCGATAATGTGGGCGCGTTTTTTATTGTGCAAAAAACAGGTTGGGGCTCAATCTATGACGTGGCAGGGCGCACAAACAAAGAATCTACATTTGTTCAAAACTTGATTAAAAGCGGAGAAGGCAACGCATCTCGCGTTATGTGGCCAGCCTACGAAGGCAATGCCGCACAAGTTCAATTGGCTGTGCTTGACTTGGTAAACGATGTAATGGAAGACACAAACAGAAAATTGATAACTGATGGCAATTAGAATCCCCATAATTTCGGAATTTAATCCGAAAGGCATTGCCGCGGCTAAAGCCGAATTTGCAACCTTAGAAGGTGCCGGCACTAAATCAATGTTTTTGTTGCAAAAAGCAATTTTGCCAGCCGCCGCCGCCATTGGAACTTTTACTGCGGTTATTGCGCCAGCAATTAAAGCCGCATCAGATTTTGAAGAATCAGCATCCAAAGTTGATGTGATCTTTGGACGCGCATCTAAAAGCGTTAAGGATTTTGCCAGTACCGCCGCCATATCTTTAGGACAATCCAAACAAGATGTGCTAAACGCCGCTGGCGTGTTTGGTACTTTCGGCAAAGCCGCAGGATTAGCAGGCGAAGACCTAGGGCTATTTACAACTGATTTTGTCACCCTGGCAACCGACCTGGCATCATTTAACAACAGCACCCCCGAGGAAGCCGTCATGGCCATTGGGGCGGCCTTGCGCGGCGAATCCGAACCTCTGCGCCGTTACGGAATTTTACTTGATGACGCAACTTTAAAAGCCGAAGCAACATCACTTGGCATTTACAAAGGCAACAAAGCGCTTACATCGCAACAAAAGATTTTGGCGGCACAATCCGCAATTTACAAACAGTCAGGTGACGCACAAGGAGATTTTGCGCGTACCGCTGACGGACTAGCTAACAGCCAACGCACACTTACCGCGCTGTTTAAAAACTTACAAATTGAATTAGGACAAAAATTACTTCCAGTTACAACCGATTTTGTTAATGCACTGATTGACATAAAAACCGCTTTAGACGATATTCCAGCACCAGCAAAATCGGCTACTGCACGAATCGCAGAATTTGTAGCCAAAGCCGTTTTGTCTGTTAATCCGCTGGTGAAGTTTTACAACATCATTACGCAAATTGGCAATCAGTTAAACAAAACAGAAAAAGATTTAGATCCATATAGTCAAAAATTAAATTATGGAACAGCACAAACAATACGAATGGCAGATGCCTCGGACGAATTAAAAAACAAATTAAAAGAAGAAGAAGAAACTTTTGGGGGGGTAACAAAAGAAGTTGAATCATTTGCTGGCGCATTGAAAGACAAACTTTCCGAAGCCGTGGACACAGCCAAAGAAAAACTGGCTGACGCAAAAGCCGAATTTGCAGACTTTGCAACAAGCGTTTCCGATGCGGTAATGGGCGCGCTGGATTTCAGCAAAGCTTTAGAAGATGGTGAATTTGGTTTTAAAGGATTTTTAGACAACCTACGAAAGCAAGTCAAAGGCATCCAGGACTATTCAGCAAATCTTCAAACGGCCCTTGTTAGTGGTTTATCCCAGGATGCGTTGCAATTTGTTTTGGATGCTGGCAGTGAAGCAGGATCAAAGATTGCATCCGAACTGGTCAAAGGTGGTCAGGCGGCAATTGATGAAACAAACGCTTTGGTGGAATCAGCACAAATGGCGGCTGACAAGGTTGGATTAGATGCCGCGACTAGGTGGTATCAAAGCGGTGTTGATTCAGCGCAAAAGATGGTTGACGGTTTGGTTGCAGAACTTGATTTGATGACACCAAAACTGATGAAAAAAATGGATGAAATCGCTTCCAAGATGAAACGAAAAGTAAACATTGATGTGGTCATCACCGAACGGGTCAACAAGATTGTGGCAACTGTCAGCGGTGGAATCCCACAGATGGCCGAAGGCGGCATTGTGAACCGTCCAACCCTGGCTTTGATTGGTGAGGCAGGCCCCGAAGCCGTAGTGCCATTATCCAAAATGGGTGGCATGGGTGGCGGCGGAGACATCAACATCAATGTCAACGGTGGCATGGCAACATCAGCCGAAATAGGGCAATCAATCCTTAACGCTTTGCGCGCCTATCAGCGTTCAGCAGGGCCGTTGAATCTGAACATTGCATGAGCGGTTACGCAGTTTTAGATTCAGGCAACTATGACCTGCAAATTGCCACAGGGTTTTTGGTTGACGCTTTTACACTGGATGACGCTGTGCGCGGCATGCTTGATTCGCCTGACTATTTTTTAGATGGCACAACAGAATTTGCGTCAGTTCTTGAATCAACAACCAACATTGCTGTAAAACGCGGCCGCCGCGACATTGGCGATCAATTTAGTGCTGGCACAATTACTTTTGAAATTACTGATGTTGACGGAATTTTCAACCCATTTGACGAAAATTCGCCGTTCTACAACACACCTGATTCACAACCTGGACTAGCGCCAATGCGTGAATTGAAACTTATTCGCTACGATTCTACGGACACCCCTGAACTGCTCTTTTCGGGTTATGTAATTAATTATGATTACAACTTTGGTTTGGGTGAATTGGATACTGTCACGGTGTATGGAGCCGATCAGTTCTATTTGTTGGCACAAACCTATTTAGATGAATTCAATCCATCAGCCGAACTTTCGGGTGCGCGCATCACAACGGTGCTTAATTTACCTGAAGTAGATTTTCCATTAGCCCAAAGAAACATTGCGACAGGAACGGTCAACCTTGGTCATGATGCCAGTTACACCGTTTCCGCTGGAACAAATGTTCTTTCCTACATTGCACAGATAAACCAAACCGCTGAATTTGGCAGAGTTTTTATGTCGCGTGACGGTGACTTAACTTTTCAAAACCGTATTGGCAACACTCTTTCAGGCCCAGTAGCAGATTTTCATGATGACGGAACGGGCATTCCATACACAACTTGCGGCATTTCCTTTCAGGCTGACGCAGTAATCAACCGATCTGTAGTCACAGGTTTAGACGGAAAAACAGCCACCGCAGAAGATTTAAGTTCCATAGCCCAATACTTTATTCAAACATCAAGCATTGGAAACAGCCTTTTACACATACAAGGAGAAATTGACACCGCCGCTAGTTACCAACTATTTCCACAACCCGAACCACGGTTTACATCAGTTCAAACCCCATTTTTAGCATTAACTACAGCCGCCAAAGACACTTTGGCAATAGTGGAAATTGGTGACACAATTGCCATTGAAAAAACTTTTCCAACTGGAGTGACAACGACAAGCCTGGCGCAAGAACTGGCCGTTGAAGGAATAGAACATTACATTGACTATCAGTCAGGCCACCGCGTTGCCTATTTTACTAGCCCAACTACCGTGGTTTATGAATTAATTTTGGATAACGCAATTTACGGAAAATTAGACATACAAGACCCGCAACCCGTTTTAGGATAAAGTAGGTTTCATGACTGTTAGCACACCAACCACAGCAGGGCAAATCCTTACTAGCGCCTATGTTAATAACAACATAAATAGTGGACTTGTCTATATCACCGAGGCTACAACAGCAACAACATTGTTAAGTTTCAATAATTGCTTTAATAGCACCTATCTAAATTACAGAATTATAGGAAATGTTACTTCTGCCGCAGTAGCAAACTTGTTCGGTTTCCGTTTGCGTAAATCAGGAACCGATGAAATAGCAGCGAATTACACTTGGGTTCAGACAGAATTATCAGCAAGTGCTGGAACACCTAGTTCTACACTGGTTGGCGCACAAGCACAAACAATTGCCTACTTTGGTTATAAAGGCACAACTACGGGTCATACAACAGGTTTTGTTATAGATTTGTATAACCCGTTTTCTGCTACAAGTTGGGTTTCAGCAACTTCTGAATCTAATGCCAATGTTGGAACAATGGATGCTCGGACTGGTGGATTTGTCTATGCAGGCGCAAACTCCTATGACGGTTTTAGTATAATTTCACAAAGCGGAAATTTTACTTGTTCAGCAAAAGTCTATGGATATAGGCAGGCATAATGGAAAAGTTACAAGGTTCATTTCACGACACGCTTATCAACAAAACTATTACACGCGATTTAACAGCCGACGAAATTGCCGCACTACCGAAGTCAGAGCCATCGCCCGAGCCAACGCCCAAGTAATGGAAGTTTTGACAGCCGCACTAGTTGCAGGTGGTTTTACTGTGATAGTTGCACTCATAAACCGCGCCGACAAAACATCACGCAGTGAACACGCAGACACACACGCCGCATTGGGCCGCATAGAACAAAAAATAGACGGACACATCAAAGACCATGACTAAACAAATCAAAGCCCTAGCCGCCTCATACAGCCGAACGGTTATTGCCGCTGTTCTTGCCGTTTACATGACAGGCAACACATCGCCAACTGATTTAGGAAAAGCCGCAATTGCCGCACTTTTGCCGCCTTTAATGCGTTGGGCAAATCCGAAAGATCAAAGTTTTGGCCGTTCCGCATAAACGCAAAGTAGTGTTGCCAACCGTTTTGGCGCATTGCAAACCTGGCGAACTACCAGCAAACATGTTGGTTGATGTCAAGCCTTATGGAAAACTTTTGTTTTGTGCCGCTGATGCATGGTTGGCATTTAAAGATCGCGCACACAAAGAAGGCATTGCAACATTTAAACCGAGCAGTGCAAACGATTGTTACCGATCCATTGCGACCCAAACAATTGCATGGAATGATCGCATGACCACCGTTCCACAACCTGGCGTAAAGCCGCGAGTTTACCAAGGCAAAAACTTTTATTTAAAGCCAGGCAAAGCACCAATTGCACAGCCAGGAAAAAGCAACCACAACTGGGGAATCTCTGTAGATGTCAGCGAAGCATCAGGCGCACGATTTGACTTCATGGCCGCGCACGCTTTGGAATACGGTTTCACTTGGGAACTGGATTCAGAGCCGTGGCACATCAACTACTTTTTCGGTGATTGTATCCCTGATGCAGTCAC